TTGGCAGGTTGTCCCTCGTAAGCATATCTCACAAGGTCACTCACTTCATATTGTGTTGTTGTAGAATCCATCGATACTCCTATTTATTGTTGAGGTTCTGGCGGTGGAGGTGGGTAGTATATTTGATTGCTCAGCTCTTGCTGAATCTGAGCATCCATCTGTTCTCTATCCTCATCGCTCTGCTTGAAAATATTAGATCTAATCCAACTATGCGAATAGTACTTACCAATGTACGGAGTTAGTAACTGAGCTGCATTCAATCTTGCATTCAAGACATCAGTCTCTTTTAACTCTTCATAGTAATTATCTTTTGCATAATCAAACTTTATATATTGTGACATTGATTTCCAGTCTTCGACTGTAACAACACCCTTCAATACTAACTGTTTTTCAAGACATTTCAAAAATAATGTTGAGAACTTAGCTCTCATTCTAGATATAAACTTAGCGAACTTAACTTCGTCTCTAGTAATTTCTGTTGCTCTACCAATAGAGTATGTCTGCTCTGTTTGCAATCTTGTTGCTGGTACATTTAGAGACTGATATAGTTTCTTTTGGAAGTATTCAACGTCTTCCATCTTACCAAGATTCTCACCACCAGGTAGTGTAGTAATCTCTGTTCCCTTACCACCTTCACGACGAGGAAGCCAATAATCTTCCAACATAGTCATGAATTTACGATCATCTCTAACCTCACCAGTAGTAGCATCATATACTAATCTATTCTTATGGCGAACCATCATATCACGAAGATATTGTTCTGCCTTCATCTTTGGTAGGTTACCAACGTCAATGTAAAAAATACGTCTCTCAGGCGCTCTAGATATTCTGTAAATAACTGTTGCATCTTCAAGAACTCTCAACTGGTTCAGTGGTTTGATTGCTTTATGCAAATACGATATAACCATCGTACCGTTTGTATCCATTAGACCGGATGTACAATGAACAATAGCGTCCTTTGCAATCTTCACACCAACTGCAGAATAAGCCGCTGCACCACTACCTATACCCTGTGCATTGTACCCTTTTTCATTGTAGATGTAGTACTCTTTTGTAGTTTGAGTAACAACTGCTTCTGATTTAGGATCTTTCTTCTTCTTCTGCTCACGAATTTTTCTGATCTTTCTAGGATCAATATTTCTGAGCTCTTTGATACCCATACGAGGGTTCTTCTCATCTATGATAACATGATAGTACAATCTACCATCAATATACCATCTCTTGAAGACATCGTATGATTTCTCTTCAAAGTTCAACAGATTCTTTACATTGTTGAATTCTTGAATAATTGCAGATTTAACATTGTCCGGGTAAGGTAGACTGCTTAGGTTAAGCTCGACAATCTTTTCATCTGTCTCTTGAACAATCGCTTCATTTATAATCTCTTCAACAGCTCTATCAATATCTGCTGTCAAAGACATATCTCTATATCTTGTAACTAACTCTGCTTCTGTTCTTGCAGTTCCTTCTAGATCGACATACGTTCCGTACGATCCTCCAGCTGCAACAACAACAGCACCATCATCGTTTGACTGTGGTGCAAAGGAAACGGGTGGCTCCTCAGGAGTAACCCGTTTGAATTCAAATCCAAAAAGACTGGCCATATTTTATCCTATATTAGAAGAGGAGCTTACGCTCCCCCTCACTTCATTCCCAGTAGTCGTAAGACCAAGTAATACTATACTCTTCAATCTGATCAGCAGATCCCCAATCCAAAGCGATTTCGCTAATGTTTGTTGGGAAACAACCAACCAATTTAACAATCTTCAAAGGAGGTCCTTTTTTAGAATATTGGTTGACTGTTAGGTCAACTTTGTATTCACTAGGAAATGCTCTGAAGTTAGTTGTTCTTTGATTGATAATTTCAATCCACTGCTCGACAGCGTTTCTGATAATGAACCCTTCATCGTTCATTACTGTTGTTGACCAATCGCCGTACTGTCTCTCACCAGCAATTTTAATTGTTCTACCACCATAAGGAATGGATACTTGGCCAACTGTTGAAGCTGGAAGACTAGCAGAACGAACTAGGAAAGGACTGAACGGGATCAGAGCAGGCACTCCAGGAGGTGTTGAAATGAACACCTGGAAGAGTGCTGGTCTTGCAAAGTCAGTAGTGCTTACTAGCGACTTGAATGCATTTATACTAAAAGCCATTTATTATCTCCTTAATTAGAATCTACCAACAACTTCATCAAATGCGACACCTGATCTCACAGCAACAAAGTTAAGTTGGATGAAGTTAATGGATTTTGCTGGCTTAACGTATATATCTCCCACAAATTCATTTCTATCAATCACTTCGCCAGTGTTGTTTGTCTCGTCACAAACAACTCTATAGTCGTAAATACCTCTGCGACCTTGCACATCTCTCAAGAATGGTTCAACAAGAGAAACAAATTGTGCTCTTGTAAATTCATCATTCAACTCGAATAGAGAGAATTTAGCTGCAGTAGAGATTGCTTTTTCCAACACAATGAACAATCTACGAACGTTGATGCGATCAAATGCACTTGGCTTAGCCAATGCTGTCTTATCGCCGTAGAGAATTGTACCTTGTCCTGGGAAAGTTGCAACAGGGTTGATACCGTTCTTATACAACAGATCACGATCTGCTTGATCTGGGTTGTAAGCTAACTTAACAACATTCTTAATCTGACCACGGTTAAATCCAGCAGGAGAGAACCAAGGATCGCGCTGTGCATCTGTTCGAACACATAGGCCAGCAATGTCACCGTTAAGTGGAATCCAACGGAATATATCGTTGTACTTGTCGTATTGATATTTGTAACCAGAATCGATTACCAAGTATGAAGAAGATCTGCATGAGTTTCTGAAAGTAACTGTATCATCAGATTCGTCTTCTGATGAGTTGTTAACAACGTCAGCTTTATCTGGTGAAGTTAAAACGATACAGTCTTTACGTGTCTCAGCAATGTTGTCTACTAGGTAGTTAGAGATCTGCTCACCATTTGTGCCGCCTCTTGACTTACCAGTCATTACTAAAGAGATATCAACATTCTCTGCAGAAGCAAATAAGTCATATCCTGTTAGTACTGTACCAATAGCAACATCAGACTCTCCATCACCATCCTGTCCAAGTTGGAAGGATAGATATAATGGATTTGTGTTGATGCTTGCAATATTCAACGCAGTGTTTGATGGTGAACCTGTTCTATCATTTCCGGCCCAAACATATTTACTGTTTTCATTGATTACTGTTTCGTAGTAATTAGCAGCTCCGTCTGTTGTTTTGGCATCAGTTGCTCTTGAAAGACCTTTATAGACTTCAAGAATAGTACCTGGAACACCAGTAAACTTACCGTCTTCATCAGCTACAACAACGTGTAACTCATCAACAGCGGATGTGTTTCCCTGAGCAGCTTGATAGTCAGAGATCCCAGGAGCAACTTGAACAGAGTTGAAGTATTCCCAGTATCTAGAGAATGTGTTGCTTGTAAAGTTAGTAGAAAGTTGGAAAACATTATCAACGCTTACAGAGAAATATCTATGTGTTGAGTTTGCAAAAGAAGCATTGGTACCCATTGCTGCAGGTAGCGAAGTTATCTTCAAATATTGCTTACCAATAGAACTATTGCCAACTTCTAAAACATCGTTAACATTTAACAAACCAAGAACAGTGTTTGCTCTTGTATTTGCTTCTGCTAAAGTACCTGTTGCACTGTTAGAGACTGCAACTACTAGTGTATTAGATCCAACTGTTGCTGAAATAACACCCAATGCCAAGTTAGCATCTGAGTTCAAAGTATCAATTGATCTGCTATAAGCATTTACGCTGTCGCAAACAGAGATCTTTAGAGAATTACCTAGCTCGCCAGGATATCTTGCTACATACAAAACATCAGTATCAGTAGCAAAGTTAATCAGGTCGTAACTATCATCATTCTTAATTGTGAATACTTGAGCGTTTGTAACTGATCCAGTATTTGCAACAGCAGAAATTACACCGTTAGCAAAGTTGGTTGTGTTAGCTGCTCTTACTACTTGCAATGCATTACCATATGCTAAGAAGTTTGCAGCTGTGA